TTCTACAATTTGATAGTATCTTATTTTATTTAATTGTTTTCTATCGAAACTTTTTATTTTGTTAAACATACCTTTCATATTTTTTCTATGACGTTTAAAATAATACATATTTTCATAAGGATTATATTCTTTTTCATTTAAATAATACACGTATCTTTGTTTTCCATCTATTCTTTTTTTATCACTTTCGTTTATATCTTTTGAAAATATTTTTTTATACAATTTGTTTATTATTTTATCTTGGTCGTATAAAGTATCAAATTTAAATTTTTCATCATAATATTTATTTTTTTCAAAAATCATATGATACTCATATTTAAACTTATTTATTTGTTCTTCATTTAATAATACAGTTGAAAATATATTATTTCTATCTTTACATCCAGTCATTTCTTTTAATTTCAATAATAATCTTAATTTTTGAGTATTACTTGAAGTTTTAGTTAAAATAAATTCTTCTTGATTATTTATTTTTTCTAATAAAACATTATCATCTAATTTATCAAAGAAGAATTGTTTAATATTTACATATGTTTGAACGAAATTATGGTCTTTAATAATTTCAAAATTTTCATTAACAACACTATCATACATATTCATACCAATAATATCTAAAATTCTTTTGTTTCTTTCTTTTGTGAAAAAATCTTTAGGTGTTGATTTTGTGCGTTCTACAAAATGTTTCTTTATATCTTTTCCAAGTCTATAAGTCTTTAAAATAAAACCTCTTTCTTCTAATAGTTTTAACATATGACAGAATTTATTAGTATTATAACAAGCATCTTCATATTCAAATTTAGAAAATAATTTTATATATTTTTTTTCAATATTTTCATCAATCATTCTAAAATTTGTTTCAATTAAATTATTTTGTTTATTTATACCATAATCAACAATTTCAATATTTCTTTTTAAAACTTCATCATAAGTAATATTATTAGGTTGATATTCTTTTTTTGTGAAATGAAAATATAAATTAGTTATATTTCTACATCTCGCTACCTGTTGAACCATTTGTTTCGTATTGATAGTATGTTCTTTATAAAAACAATACACATTTCTTTTCATTGATGAATCAATACCATAAATAATTTTAGGAGAATAAATAATTTTATTATGTTCGTCAAAATTGTAATATTCATCAGTATCGCTTGTAATACATACAACGTGTTTATCTTCTAAATTATATATAATAATGTCTTTTATACAATCAATAAAATTACAACCTGAATCCATTAATTCTAATAAATAATTATATTTTTCATCATCCACTTTCAATTTAATAATTTCTAATAATTTAGAAGTAATAAGTTTTTTAGGTTCATTATATAATAATTCTTCATAATTTTCAAATGATTTCAAATAGTCCATTATTTTAGAAGTAATAAAATTTTTACTTGTATCATCTAATATATCTTTTTCACACTCATTTTCTTCCATATTTTCAAATTCTTCTATTATTTCTTTATGAATAATATCAATAGTTTCATTATTTAATTTTTCTTCAATATACTCTGCTGTTTTTTTTGAATCACAACATAATAAAAACTTGTCTTCTTGTTTTAAAAAATTAAAAAATACATCTTCTTTTTCTATTTCATAAGCATTTACACCTTTGTTATGTTTGTAAGAATTTTCAAATAAATTATATTCTCTATCAATAAAAGTTGAAATAAATTCAATTGATTTATTAGTAATATCAGCATCGATACAAATAAAATTTTTACATTGTTTTAATATTTCAATAAATCTTATAAAAATCAAAATTCTATTTTTTTTAAAGTGGAAGATGTAAAAAGATAATGAATTATTGACTCAAATTCATCTAAAACTAATATGTATTTAGATAAATCAATATTGTTACGTATTCTTAATATTGAATCTAATTGAATAACAATATTATCTTTATTTTTAATATAATCTACATATTCATAATAATCACATTTCAAAAAATCATCAGTATTGAAATTATTATATTGTTCTTGTCCTAATGACCTACGCGATACTATTGAAATAAAAATATCATTTGTTTTATGTAAAAAATGTTTGACAGATGTCGTTTTTCCTGTTCCTGTATCGCTTTTTATAATATAATTTATGTTTTCTTCAATAAAATCATATCCTAATTTTTGTTTATTTATTTTTTGAGATTCTAAAGAAAATTGAGGAAGATGTTTTAAATTGTAATATGACCTAAAATTTTTGTTGTTAAATAAATCAATTAATAAATTGATATTACATCTATTAGGATTTACAGAATTCCAAATTTTAATGTTTTCATTTAAATCATATTCATCTCTTTTTTTATTAAATTCATCCCATAAATCATAAGCATCTAAATATTTCATTATGGTTGTAAATTTCCAAAATTCAACATCGTTAAAGAATGTAAGTGGTTTTTCATCTAATATTTGTTTTAAATGACTTTTTGGAATAAATAAATTTTTATCTTTTTTAATTTTTACATCTTTTATTGTAATATTAGAATCTATTTTTTTTTTTTTCGTTTCAAATTTAGTATTATCATAACCATTATCTAATAAAAATTTTTTTACATCTTCAGGAATTTTTGAAGGAATCAAATCATTTTGTCCTTCATATTTTTTATCTTTGAATTTAGAACCATCAAATATAATATATCCATTGTCTTCGTTTCTTGTATCTACTTGAATTTTTCCATTTTGTCCTTGTTTAATATCTTTATCATATTGATAAAATAAATGAATACCTCCTGATGCTGATTTTTGCCAGTATGTTGTTTTACATAATTCATCAATATCAAAATCAAATTTGAAACCTTCTTTATGAATATCTAAATCAACAACAGTTAAATTATTTGTTTTACCTGTTCTTATTGCTACATTATTACCTTGTTTTAAAATGGATTCAACTGTTTTATTGTTGTTTGTGTTTTTTTCTTTAGAGAATTTGTGTGTGGGTTTATTTTTAGTTCCCTTAACTAAAATAATTTTACTTAAACTGTCGAAAAATTGTTTATTATACATTTTTTTTTTTCAATTATATATATATATATAATATATAATATTTATTCTTTATATATCAATGAAAAAATTTTAATATATAAGGGAATATGGTTAAAATAAAAAAAAAAATTTACTTAATTTAAAAAAAAATTTCTATACATTTTTTTAAATTTCAAAAAATTTCTATACATTTTTAAATTTGATCTGATTTTCTTTTTTTATTATCGTGATATCTTTGTAATGCTTTCTCTCTATGTGTATCTTGATTTTTTTCATACCATTTTTTAGAGTTTTCTCTTTGTTTTTCTAAAATCTTTTCTTTATTTTTTTCTCGATATTTTTGAATCGCTCTTTTTTGAGCTTCAGTGTATGAACTTCTTACAATAATAACTTTTGGATCTTGATTATTTGAATTTGGGGTTTCCATTATTTTTAATGATATATATATATAATAGAAATTAAATGTTTATATATATACTATGAAAAAATTTAAATTTTAAGCCTGGATTGCACCTGAACCTACATCAATAGAGAAACTGTTTTCAAATTCAATAAATACATAGTAATCTACTTTTTTTTGTGAAAGATTTTCGCCTTGGATTTGGACTGATTTAGGTGTATCTCTTTCTAAATCAGTGCCTCGATTACAATCAACGTAATAATATAAATATTTTCTTCCCCAATCTGCTTGACCTATCAATCCTGATGTTAAACCATCAGTATGACCTCCATTGACAGAATTAGCACCATATACATAGTTATTGAAAATTTCAAATTCATATCTTCCATTCGTTTGAATTTGATTCACACCACCTACTTGAACGTTGAAATTTGTAATTTGTGCGAGTAAAGCAGTTGAACCTCCACCACAACACGACTGGGTTGATTGAAATTCTGCTACACCATTAGCATCTCCATTTGAAGCCTTTGGAAACATAGGCATAACTAATACTGATCTCACTCCACGAATACCACTCGTAATCAAAGTATTGAATTGATCTCCTCCATTTATATTAGTGATTCTAAAATTGTAAATATCAGTGTAAGAAATTCTTTTAGAAGAATTAGCACTAACATAAGAAGCCTCAAGAGATGGATTCATAACATAAGAAGGAACCCATAGAGAAACACTTGAAGGTAATCCTGATTCTGCTGTTCTTCCTGAAATTGTTGAATTCAAAGTTTTTCTACCAACAGCACAATCAACTATTACTTCACCATTAGCAGATAACATATCTACACCTCCATTATTTGCTTTAGTGCTTGCTACAATAAAAGGACATACACCACCATATTGAGATTTTAAAACTGATTCTTTTGTAATATTATTAGCATCTGTTTCTATTTTTTGAGTATGTTGATTGAAATTCAAGATAAATCGAAATTGAAGACCTTTAGCCAGAGGAACGTGATTAAAAAAGTTATGTAAATGTCTTAATTTAATAATAGCCATAACTTGAATCTCAACAACTGGAGAGTTTGGATTGCCTCCTGTTAATCTATATACTTGATTTTTATACAATTTGTTAGCGCTTGTTTGTGTTAAAAACGCACTTTGTATTGCTTCATCATTAGCACTATCACCATTAATAGCCTCTGTTGGATTATAGTTAATATATTTTAATCTTTCGTTAAATCCTTTATTTCCAATATTACCAACAACTAAATTTGTTTCAGCATTAGGGGTTAATAAATTTTGATTATTAACTGTGGTGTCTTTTGATCCTGAAGGATTTGATGCTGTAAAACTTGTCGCACTAAAAGCATCATCAGGATAAAATCCAATTGTTGAACCTTGTGATTTAACATCGTCCCAACTCAAAGAAGTCATAAGTTGAAAAGCGTTATACAACTCACTGAAAGGCGTATTTTGTATAATGTTCGTCCCATTTAAGTCGCAACTGAAACTGTGGATTAGAGAAGTATAAGAGTTTTTCATCCCAACTAATTTAGATTTTGCTGTTATGGTTGTTAATCCTGTGGTATGATTATTTGCTACGTTAGAAGCAGTAATTTTCAATGGAATACTTAAATATGCTTCTCTATAATTCATAAATCTATCACTCGTGGATAGTGAAGTTGTTTCTAAAGTTGATTGACCTGATTCATAGGCACCATTATTTTGGTCTAAAACTTGAAGCCATTTTTTTTCAGTCATAACTGAACTGGAAGGTGCTTCTTCCACACTTTGATTATAAACTACTAAATCTGCTGACATTTTTTATATATATATAATAATTAGATATAAAATAAAAAAAAATTTTTATATTTTTAGAAGAAAAAAAAACTGTTCTATTTTTTTAAAAAATTATATAATATAAATTAAAATTTTAGAACACTAATCTAATTTAACATAATGTTGCATCTGTTTTGTGGATGAACCCATATCTTCTAAATCTTCTTCTAAATCTTTCATTTTTTTAACTGTATCTTTATATTTATCAGTCAAAAATACTTTTCTAAACATATTTACAGAAAAATTAGGTTTATTCATAATTTTATGAAATCTTTGATTTACTTTGACAGATGTTAATTTATTACCTTTAGAATCAAATAATAAATATTCTGTTGGATTAACTCTTAACCATTTATTTAAAATTAATTTCAATTCTTTAGGAATATCTATTTTATCTTGCTCTTTTGTTTTACTTGTTTTGTAAATATTAAAAACCATTGTTTTATTTTTTATAAAATTATCTTTTTCTGTATCAATATTTTTTATTTTCATTTCTGTAAAATCTAATGCTCGTCTTGGTGGGATTAATGTAAATAATGCTAACATTACGAAATCTTGAATTTCTTGTAATTCTTTCATTTTTAGATCACCTTTTTTATAATTCACAGAAGCCCTTTTTTTCAGAGAAGTAAATATTTTTTTAATCTCTTCTTTTGTCATCCACGCTTGAGTCTCTTTTTCATTTTTATTTCCATTTTTTTTATCCTTATTGTAATTGTTAATATCTTTTAACATTTGTTCTTTAAACTTATCATCACCAGTAATGACTAATAAAGCACTTAATCGTGTTTTTCTAACAGAACCAGGCATATCTTGCAAATATTCTAAAATTTGTTTTGTTTTTTTGAAATCTTTTAGATCATTAAATTTCAAATCTTTAGAAATTGTTTTTAAAATAGATGTGTATGTCTTTACTGATTTTTCATTCAAATTAGGTCGTTTTTCCTTAATTAAATCACTTATAGAAACTTGAGAAATCATTTTATTATTTTATTATATAATTTAGTTTATATATTAATTTTTCTATAGTTTTTTTTATATTTTTTTTTTCTTGTATATATATATACACAAATAAAAATGAATTATAACTTTAAAAAAAACAAAATAAATGGAGATAGGGCTGAAAATGAATTCAAGGCTTTATGTATTCATTATAATAAAGAAATCAAAGATTCAACATTAGAAGAAGATAAATATAAACATATTGATTTTTATGTAAAATTAAAGAATAATATGAAAACTGTTGATGTTAAAAGTATTAAAAAAGTTTTTGGTGAATACAATAATGATTTATATTATATTGAATTAGTAAATGATTATGGATATCCTGGTTGGATTTATAGTAAAGATTTAGATTTAATAGCATTTGAAAATGTAAATGAATATAATATATATCGAAGAAAAGATATATTAGATTTTTTGGATGAAAAAAAAAATAAATATAAAGAAATAAAAAGAAAACTTCATTTTTGTAATACATATTCAAAATGTATTTTATTACCAAAAAGAGATATAGAATATTTCAAATATTATGAACTGGAAAAGACAAAATAGAATATAATACAACAAATACAATAAAATATGTATTTTTTTTATTATTTATATAACATCTTACACATCTAAAAACTTGTCTGTCGTTTGTTTCATTAAAAAAATATCTTGTTGAAAAACAAACTTTTATCATATGTGATGTATAAAACGTTTGATTACACATATCGCATTTTGTAATTAGATATTGATATATATTATATACTAATTCTATAGGAAGTTTATTCATTATATAAATTAATGTATATAAATTATCTACTGACACCACTCAACATTGATACTTTTTTTAATCTATGTGCTGGTGGAAGATAATGAGTCGCTGGAGGAGCGTCTAATCCTAAACGCTCTTGTCCTCCACCTAAAGATAAACCACGTCCAATTCGTCCTTTCATTACTGGACCTCTAATTGGGAGAGTTGTCATTGGTGGTCTAAATTCTTTTCTCAAATCTTTTGCTTTTTCTCGAATATCTTCTCTTATTTGGTCTTTAATACCAATTCTGCCTCCTGCTCTTAAACCATCACCTCCTGCTCGTAATCCTTGACCTAACATTTCTTCAACATCATCTAATGCGTCCATTGCTTCACCAATAGAACCACCTGCCATTAAACCAAGTCCTATCGCTTTTACAGCCATATCAATACCCTTATCTCCATATTTAGCATTTACTGCTGTTAATGCTGGAACTAATGGAGATGCTGGCGTTCCTGCGAGTGCTGTAATACCTGCTTGAATACCCATTTTAGAACCTGTTTTAACACCTTTTCTAATCATTTCACCTGCTTTTGTATCTTTAATATTATCTTTGTAAAATTTAGGTGCTTTTTTGATAGCCTTACCTGCTTTTTTAAATCCTTTCTTGATATCCCCAAATAAACCTGATCCACTCATTTCTTTTTTAACTTCATCATCATCTACCATATCTGGATTTTCATTTACTTGTATTTCTTCTTCATCTAATTTAAATTGTTTTCCTCTTCCTGAATCAAATGCTTTCGTAAGAGCATTATATTTATCAGGATGAACTAACATAACTGTCCCTTTACCTTCCATTGCTCTATTTTTTTTAGCGAGTCTAACAGAGACTCCTTTTCTTAATTTTGCTTTTTGTGCTGGACTTAATTGTAATCGAATAACTCTCATATTTTATATATAATATATTATTAGATATTTATATTGTTAAAAAATTTATATTTTTATTTTATTATGTTATTATATAATATAATGTGTATAAAATGTATAAATTACGAAAGTTTGAACTGTATTTTGAATTTTTTATTATTAATCTCAAATTCAATGTCTATGGTGATAACGTGCTATAATTTACAAAATGTTGAATCTTCTGTTGAATTTATTTTAATTTTAGTATCTTTAGGTGTTTCAATGCTTTGCGTTGCTATAAAACAAAGTATGAAATTAGAAAGCATAATAAAAGAAGAAAAAATAAAAAATTTGATAAAAAAAAGAGATAATATTGATGAATTAATAGAAGAATTATTTTAGTATCCTAACTGTAATAGAATGGTGAAAATTTCATTAGACTCTAATTTTGATATATGACCTGTTGATGATAATTTCAATAATAAAACTTTGAATTCTTTTATCATATTTTCGTTATCATTACCAGCCATTATCATACCACGCATAACATTAAATTTATTTATATCACTTTGAATTTTAGATAATGTTGGACTTGGAATTTTCAATCTATCATTAATACCAACTTTTTCAGCCATTTGTGAAAGATAATCTTTTTCATCATCTTTTAATTCATCAACATCTTTAGGATTTACTGATTCACCTGAAATAAAATCATCCATAATTTTTTTCATAACAGATGACATTCTTCGATTTTCTAAACCTTTTATAGGAAATCCTTTCTTACTTCTAAATTGCAACTTTCCACCTTTTAATTGTTTTAAATCTAATTGATATTTTCCAAAAGGTAAAAACTTATTCATTGGATCTTGTCGATTCACATAAGAAATATTATGAAGTTTATTAATTTTGTAATTTGAATTAATATATTTATTTTCCATATTTATATATATATTAATTTATATATTTTTTTTTAGTATTTTTTTTGTTCTAAAATTTTAAAATTTTTATATAAATAAATTAAAAAAATAGAACAATTATAAAAATAAAATATCTTTATCCAAACATATTTTATAACAATAATAAAAACAGTCAAAATTACAATTAGATTTATAATTTAAATCACCATCTCTTATAAAATGTATTCTTTTTTTAGGAATAATTATTTGTATTTCATCCTTAAATATTTTCAAAGTTTTAGTATTTAATTTAGATGAGGGCATAATCATAATAAAAGGTTTTTTAAGTTCTTTTAATCTAATTAAAATTTCTTTATACATTGTAAAGGGTGGATTAGATACTATTATATCACCTAAATCGTGTTTAAAAAAATCAATTTCTTGATGTATTACATCAAAACCTAACTCTTTCAAATAATTACCACTTTTACCATCACAGTAAAATGCTTCCCATATCTTTTTATTTTTAGGTATTAAATGTTTTATATCTTCCCACGCGTATTTAGGTGTTATATAATCATCATATTTCAAAAATGATTTATGTTGAAAATTAGACATATAAAGTATATATATATTTTATTTTTTTTTATAAGTTTCTTTTGCTTTTTTCATACATTCTTTTAATGATAATCCTGGGTTCTCTTTTCTACACTTCATTAAGTGTTCCATCCAACTATTCATTTTTTTAGGTGGCATAATTTTTATATATATAATCTAATTATATATTTTATTTTCACATATTTATAATTTTTTTCTTATTGTTTCAGTTTTTGTTAAAATTTTAACAGTTCTACCATCTATTTTATCAGTTGTTTTTTCTGTTGTTGTTTTAACCATTGTTTTTTCACTTTTTTTATTAGATTTTTCTTCTGGTTCTTTTTCTGTTTCTGTTTGTGTTTCTACAGTTGATTTACTTTTATATGTTTTACTTGCTTTTTTCATTGCTTCTGCGTGAGATAATAAAGGATTTTCTTTTTTAATTTTTGATACGTGTTTCATCCATTTATTTCCTTGACCTGTAATCTTTTTTACACCTCTCGCAAGTCCTACAACAAATTCACTTATTTTTTGTTTCCAAGTTGGAATTTTTTTAGCCAGTTCTGCTACATCTTGTTTTACAAATTCTTTATTATAAGTTGCGTTTATAGAATCTAAAGCGTTCAATACAAAATCTTGACAATTATTTTTTAATGGATGATAACCTGTAAATTTTGCATCTCCCATTCGTTTTTTTGTCAAATCAACTAATTCATTAATAGTTATATCTTTATTAAATTGAACTGGTGATGTTTCTGCTTTTTTTAAAAATGATTTTTTATTAACTTTTACAAATGTATAAGATTCTTGTTTATCAAAAGCATATTTATCATTTATCAAAATACCTAAATGAAAAAATTTATCGTAAGGTTGTTTTTTTAAGAAAGCATCTACTTTATCATTTGTTAATTTATTTAATACTTCTACTAATTTATTATCTAATGGTTTTCTGAAAATTTCTATTTTCTTTATTTTTTCTTTTCCATATTTTTTAATATTTCTATCAGTTTTAGAACCAAATAAAAATGCTAATCCACCTTCTATTTCTTTCTTTTTTTTAGGTGAAGGTAAGGGTTTTATTTCCTCATCAAAAGAAATTCTATTTTTACTCATAATTTTATTATATAAATAGTTTATATTTTTATTAAAATGAAAAAAAAATATAATTTAAATATATACATTAATCATAATGACAATAGAAAACTTTTATAAAAAATCAGGGATGTCTAAATATTTAATTAAACAAGATAATCCCAATTTACATTTACATAATATATCAGTCCTACCTTTTAGAATGGTTGTTGTGGCTCCATCTGGAAGTGGTAAAACAAATTTTATATTAAATATGCTTCAAAAGTTTTCACAAGGAAAAGGCACATTTAATACAATTACTATTATTACAAAAAATAAACAAGAACCTTTATATGAATGGTTAGAAGATAAAACAAAGAAAACTGTTAAAATTTTAGAAGGTATTGAAAATATCCCTAAATTAGATAGTTTCAACAAACAAGACCAACATATCGTAATTTTCGATGATCTCGTTTTAGAAAAAGACCAAAAAAAGATGAATGAATTTTATATAAGAGGCAGAAAAAAAGGGATTTCTGTATGTTATTTATCACAAAGTTTTTTTAAAATACCTAAAGTTATTAGAACAAATTGTAATTATTTCGTTATTTTAAAACTATCAGGAAAAAGAGATTTAAATCTTATTTTAAGCGAATTTGAATTAGGTGTATCAAAACAAGAATTAATGGATATGTATGAATACGCGACAAAAGAAAAATTTAATGTTTTACTAATTGATGTCGAAGCACCAAAAGATAAGAAATTTAGAAAGAACTTCTTGGAATATATTGATGTGTGAAACCATAATAAATAAAAAACAAATTGCTCTATTTTTTTAAAAATATATATAATAAATTTTAAAATTTTAGAACACGAAATTAGACTAATAAAATACTAAAAAATATATATATATAAAATTTAGTAATTTATGAGGACTAAAAATTAAATTTCAATAGATTTTTTTTCTTCTTGATGACCTTCTTTTTTGGCTTCACACTCCAATAATTTATTTTCTTCAATGGCTTTATTAAATGGATCTAATAATTCATCAATGAAATCAATACCTAATATATTTTGTGTGATAACATAACCATTTATTATTTCGCCTAATATATCACCTTTAATTTTATCTAAATTTTCGTGTTCTGTATCAATATATTGATTTCTTACTGGAGTTAATTGTTTTGAATATATGTATTTTTTTTGTGGTGTTCTAAAAACCTTTATATACATTTTTAGAAAAGCATTATATAATTCTAAAACTAAAAGATTCATTTGTTATATAATTAATATATATATTTTATTTCTATAGATTTAATTTTTATATATTCATTTATATATATTTATTTTCTTAATTATAATATATATATTATGTATCCCCAGTTAGCATATTATTACGAACATAGAGACTATAAGTTGCAATATCAAAAAGAATATTATAAAAAAAATAAAGAATGGATTACTAAATATTACAAATCTTATTATGAAAAAAATAAATCTTTCGATAAAAAAAATAAAAAAAAAAATAAAAAATCAAATAATAGGAAAAAAAAAGAGATTAAAACAGAACCAATCAAAAGAGTATTTACTTTTACTGTAAGTTTTGATTAAAATCTATAATTTATTATTATATGTATTTTCAATATTGAAAGATATATCATCAAATAGAAAATAAACATATAAATATACAAAATAAATTATTCTGGAATATCCCAATTATTATCTTTTAATCTCTTATTATAATCATTTACAGATGCTTTTAAAGTTTCTTTATTCCATAAAATAAACATAGATAAATAACCAGCCCTTTTAGGGTCATCTGTTTCTAAATCTTTAGTATGACGCTTATTATAATTTTCTTTTCTTTTTTTATCTTTGTGATCTAAAAAAGTTCCAAATTTAGGATTTGTTAATCCAAAATCAACTTTAGTATCATCACTAAAAATTGCTCTAAATCTTTTTTTTCCATTAATTTCTTCAACTTTATCTAATTTATAATTATAGATTCTATATTTATTAAATTCTTTTTTATCTATTTTTCTTGAAGGTCCATCCATTAGAACAGAACATAATCTCGCATAACCCCAAGAATATGGATTTTGTTTAGGTCTGCTTCCTGATGTTTGATATGCTTTCATACCTTTAGATTTTATTAATTCTTGTCCTTTTGTTCTTAATAAATTTTTATCAATCCAATCTGTTTCTGTAATTTTATGGTCGTATTTATTTTCAAACTGCTCGCACCAAGGTGATCTTTTAGATTTAAATTTAACATCTTTAGGTCTATCTTCACCTTCAAATATAGATTTTATCTGTTTTTCTAAATCATCCCCTTTTAATCCTTTTACATATGTTTCAGGAACACTTCTTTTTTTATTTTTGTATGTAATCATAACTTTTTTATAACCATTACCATAAATCATATTTATATAATAATATATAACAAAAAAAAAATATTTGTTCTATTTTTTTAAAATCTAACTAAAATATATATAATGAAACTTCCAAAATGGTTAAAAAAAATTTTAATTGATATTTTAGATGATGATGAATTAATTTATATCATTTTCAAATCTTTACATTATTTCAAAGAAAAAACTGATAATGAAATTGATGATTTTGTAATAGAATTTTTAGATAAGAAATTTAATTCTAATAGATTAACTTCTTTCGATATCTTAAAAAAAGATTAATTTCTTATTTCCATATTTTCAATATCTACTTTTATTTCATCACCATTTTTAGTAATATCATCTACATCTGCTACTTTATCGAAAACTTTATCTAATCCTTGAGGTGCTTTATTAGGTTCTTGAAAAAATAATTTTAAAATAAATTCGTTCTTCTTCCAATCTACAACTTCATCTAAATCTTCAAATAAATCTAAAAATATAGCAGAATCTAAATAAATATTTCCTGTTCTATTATAAAATTTATTAACAAAATGTAAATAAGCCATAACAAACCAACCACAAGCATCACTCATTAATGATTGAATATTTTTAGTGGTATAATTTAATTTTTTTTTAAATCTTTTTTCAACAACTTTCTTTATATCTTCAGGAGGTGCCATACCATACGAATCAAAATAAAATGGTGTAATTACTTTATTTACTTTTCCTATGTGTAATCCTACCCAATGACTACCTATATTAGGTTTTCCATCTTCATCATATTCATCCATCAAATTTATAACATAACTTTTATTTACTTCTAAATCATTAGGTTCTAAATCATCTTTAAAATAAACACCTTTTAATGGAATTCCCATTTTAGGAGCCAATTTTAACATTTGAAAATTATTTAACATTTTTTTATATATTATATATTTAGATAAAAAAAAATACAAAAATTTTTATACACTTTTTTTTTAGTAATTTATCTAATACTAAAAATAAGGCTTCAAAGTTGCAAGATATCAAAAAATATCATCTTAATTAAATAATCGAATATTTTTTTTATTTTTTTCTATGGTTTCACACAATTAGATTCTAACTTTTTAATAGCATCTTCCATTTTTTCATTTTGTTTTATTAAAGATTGTGCTACACAAATTAAGGGACTTATTAATTCTTGATATCTTAAACCATAAGCGTCATTTTCTTCATCGTGTATATATAAACCCCAATCAAAAGGCATAGATTTTTTTACTTCTTGAGCGATTAATCCTGTATGTGTTTCTTTGTTTTTTCCTTCTTTCCATTTATAAGATATTGGATTTAGATCCATTACGAAGTCTATCATTTTATCTTCATCTAAATTTTGAATCCAGTTTTTCTTTCTTTCATCACTGGTATTTATAGTTGAATTTGTTTCGAATATTTCACTAAATCTAAAACTTGATGATCCAATATCATAACTATCGTCAATATTTGGTCTAACGTTATTAGTATAAAATGTATTTCTTACATAAAACCCACCTAATCTATCAACAAATAATCCAACATTAGGGTCATCCCCTGTCCCATCATCAATTGCTATAGATAAACCTGCTACAGATGTATCTGTTGAATCGTATGCTGTTCCTATATACATTGTGTTAAAAGTTGCATTATCAAAAACCATTTGAGGAACAAATCTATCAACTCCTGCGACTGTTCCAATATTTCCAAAATCAACTGTTGAATCTTCTGTATTATTAGAACAATGAATTTCGTTAGTATGAAATAAATCAAATCTTTTTGTATCTGTTCCAATATTAAAAGTTCCTGTTGTGGAAGCCTCTAAATTAGAATCTAAAACTGTTTCACCTGAAACAACTGATAAATATTCAGTTTTTTCTTGAATTTTATTTAATTGAGTTTCGATTTCTTCATCTGTTAAATTGTCCTTAAATACTGTGGAATTAAAAGAACTTAAATTATTATCTGGTGGTAAATATGAAGACATTGTTTTTTATTATATACTATTTATTTAGATAAAATATTTAATCTTTTTTTTAATTCTTCATTTTTTTCTATTAAATACTGATATGTTTTTATTAAAATAGCATATAATTCATCATATCTTACACCTAAAAAATCACCTTCATTATATAATAAACCCCATTCTTCAATCATAGGATTAATCTCTTGATAAATCAATCCACAATGAAATCTTTTATGATTTTTAAATTTATATCTAACAGTTCTTAATGATTTTATAAATTCAATTGTTTTTTCTTTATCTAACTTTTTAATATCTGTTTTTTGTCTTTCATCGCTCGTATTTATTGTTCCATTTGAAGCGAATATATCATCCCATCTAAAACTCGAAGAACCTAATTGATATGTATTATCTATGTTTGGTCTTATATCATTATTTCTTAAAAGTCCTCTATTATAAATAGTTCCATCTTTTTGTAATAAATAACATAATTTAGGATTTGGTCCTGAACCTCCTGTAATAGCCATCGTAAAACCATTATTAGAATTATTACCATTTTCGTATGCTATACCCATATACATACCTCTTCTATCTGTATTAAAAAAGATAGGTTGAGACATAGCATCTACTGATGTATTTGTTGTTATATTATTACCTGTTATAGAAGTATCATTGCCTCCATCATTTATTAAAACTTTATTCCCATAAAAGTTGAAAGTATTATTATGACTTAATCCTAATCTATGATTTCCATCGTGATTAGGAACTAAATTAGAAGATAAAACTGTATTAGTGCCTGAAATAGATAATTTAGATGTTTTTGTTTTTTGTGTAATTAGATGGTTTTCAACATTAACTTTTGTTTCAAAATTCAAAGGATTAAATTTATTATATGTAAATTGAGGTGGATAATATGAAGTCATTTTAATTATATATATAATAAATAGATATATATTTTTTGTTCTATTTTTTTAAAATTCTTATTATATATTTTTAAAATTTTAGAACATTTATTTTTTTAATTTATAAATTTTAATCATTCCTGGAGAATTATAACCTGAACCATAACCAAAACCTTCAATAAGTTTCATATCATTAGGATCAACGCCTGATTTTAATTTAGGGTCAGTTTCCCAATCATCATAATAATTCGCCATATGACCTTCTAATGCTGGTGTATCATTTTTAATGGCTGTAATACCAAAAGAACTTTTATCTGGTGGTTGAATATTATTATATTGTGTAAATTCAAATTTATTTGATTTAGGATTATAACCTCTTGCTAAAAGTTCATAAATAATTTGTGCTTTTGACATCGCTTTCAAATCATTCAAAGATAATGGTCTCATAGGAAATTTTTGTGCTCTTGTTAAACCTCCAAGAATTTTTGGGTCATCTTTTTGTGCTTGATAAAATGCTTTAAATTCATTTCTCATTAAACCTATTAAATCCTTTTTACCTAAATCTTGTAAGTCTTTGTATCTTTTAACACCTACAATTTTTTCTGGTTTTACTGGTAATCCTGGTAATGCTGGTAATATAGGCATAGTTCCTGGGTTAAAATATGTTGGAATAGGAGGAGTAATTGTTGATGTTGGAATACCTGGTTTATTAACTTCTAATTTAGGTCTTGGAAAATCTTTTAAACCTACACTTTCAGCGATTCGATAAACTGAAAAATAACCATCTAATTCATTTGGAAATAATGAAACATAATCTCTAATTTCTGTTGAAACTATCCTTACTTTATTAGGTGTTGCATTAAAAGTATCAGTAAATAAATTTATGTCAGGCATTCTTAATCTTTCTTTCATAAATCTTGCTTTATGAATTTCAATACCTAATCTCAATAAAACATCATCACTTAAATTTTCTAAATAATCTGTAATATCTGTCATACTTGGAACATCGATATCTTTTATTTTTTCTAATTGTTGTCTATTAAATATTTCAAAGGCAGATTTGAGATTATTAGCAGTTGCTACTGTAAAATTATTATTAAAAACTTTTTTGAATGCTGGTAATCTTTCTAATAAAAAAGTTTTTAATGTATCATCTAAACTTTGAATAAATACTTTAGATTCTCCTGGGTTTCCACCTAATTCTCTTACTATATATTTTTCGATATTTTCATCAGTTTTAGATTTATCTAAATAATCTTGTAATGTTGATTTTTTATCTCTTCCAGCGATTAATGATGAACCAGTATCTTGTGTATGCTGTTTATTTTTTTTAAAATAAATTCTATTTTTAGATTTTTGATCCAACTCATCAAAATATCGTTGTCTTTTAAGTTCTAACGTTTTTAAATCTTTTCCTACAAAAGGCATAATTATTTATTATATATATATTAAATAAGAAATTATTTTCAAAAAGTTAATTTTTTAGAAAAAAAAATCTAATTAAAAGTTATATATAAAATAATGGTAAATACAATTGTTCTAAAATCATCAAACATAGTTGATACAACAAAAAACTCAACTTTTGAGTATAATTTTCCAAATTCTATTAATTTTAAAGATATGGAACTTGCATTAATTCAAGCATCTATGTATTATACCTGGTTTAATATTAGTGATGAATTAGGAAATAGGACTTTTTCATATCAATATGTCGTGGGTGGAACAACAAATACGAGAACTTTAACGTTAGATGAAGGTTTATATGAAGTGAGTGATATTAACAAAGCACTACAATTCGATTTTATTAATGCTGGATTATATTTAGTAAATGGCGATGGTGATAATGTTTATTATGCTGAATTTTTGATAAATACAGTTTTAAATTCTGTTGATATAAATACTTATGCTGTTCCAACATCTTTACCTTCTGGATTTACACAACCTTCAAACTGGGTGGGTTATCCAACAACAACTTATAATGTAAATGTTCGTATGGCGTCTGCTTTCAATGAAATTGTTGGTTATGCTACTGATTTTGAAAGTGGTTTATCATCAGGAACTGGAACAACATTGACATTTAATTCAACAATTGCCCCAAATGTGAATCCTAATTCATCTGTATTAGTTGAATGTAATATAATAGATAATCCATTTGGAAATCCATCAGGTATAATTTATGCTATTGTTCCTAATGTGGGCGTTGGATCATTAATTAACGTTCAACCTCCTGAATATGCTTTTAATGATATTAAAGATGGTGTTTATAATAATTTAAGAGTTAGATTATTGAATAAAAATACATTAACGCCTTTAACAATTCAAGATGGAGAAATTACATTAATTTTAGGATTAAAAAAAAAATATACATATGAAATGTAAAAAAAAATTGATAAAAACAAATATCTAATTTTATGTTATATATATATATAATGACACACTGTTTTATTGTAAATCCAAAAAATATAAAAAAACACAAGGTTAATTTAAATCCTTTGAGAAATACCAAATTAATGGATGAAGAACCTAAAATGTCTAAATTTGAAAAAAATTTAAACAGAAAAATTCAAGGCGAAGGTATGAAAGAATTAACAGATAAATTAAAAAATCTAAATGTTAAAGATTCTATGAAAAATATTAGAATCACTTTTTAATGCTCTAAAATTTTTAAATTTTATATATAATAAATTAAAAAAATAGAACAATTATTATTTATTTTTTTTGTTTTTCAATTTCATCATAATAAGTTTTAAAAAAACTATCATATTCTATTTTTAGTCGTGTATATTCATTTGATAATATTTGATTATTATGACGCAGTTCTTGAATTATAGTCTCTAATTTTAAAACTTTATTGTATGTATCATCACATTTTTTACAAATTTTATAATAATCTTTTTCTAAATCTTCTATATCTTTTTCAAAACAGTCCAAACAACAAGGCATAATATATATTAGATTTAGATATTATTTTTTTTTCAAGAAATTCCTAATAATTGTTCTATAATATCTAAACGTATTTTAAAACTTTCATTTTCTTTTTTCAATTTTTCATTATCATTTTTTAGATCATCATTTTCTTTTATTAAATCTTTTATACAACATATCATAGGTGATATTAATTCAGTATATCTTAAACCATAAGAATCAGCCTCTTCATCGTGGATATATAATCCCCAATCAAATGGCATCTGTTCTTTTAATTCTTGACTAATTAAACCACAATGGTATCGTGTTTTTTCATTGAATATAAATTTTACTGGATTCAAATTTGAAATAAAATCTTTCATTTCTGTTTGATCTAAACTTTCTATTGAATGTTTTTCTCTTAAATCACTCGTATTTATAGTTCCATTTGTGGCGAAAACATCATCCCAACGACGCGATGAAGAGCCTAAATCATATTGATTATTTGTCGCTGGTTTTACGTGTCCTGAATTTATATGACTTCTAAAATATGCTTGACTATTACTTGCTAAATATAATGCTATATTTGGATCATCCCCACCCCCAGCATTATATCCCAATCCAATACCAGCACCTGTGCCTCCTGATTCAGTGACGACTCCAACAAAACAAGGTCTTTCACTTGTATCCATATTAATACAAGCTTTAAAATATTCCACCTGACTTCTTCCATTATCGATTAATCCCCAATCAATTGAAGTATCATCAGTATCATAAGTAATAATCAATTGTCCTGATGATTGTGTATTAGTTCCTGACGCTGTTAAACCTGCTGTTTTATCTTCAACTGCTTGAACTTCTGTTTGTAATGTTATAATACTTGATCCAAAAAACGTTAATAGTGTATCAACATCATTATTATTAGGTAAATCTAATTGAGCGTTAATATCTAAAAAATTTCCATCTATGGTTGTTGTCGTTGAAGTTCCAGAAATATTTTGTGTTTTGTTATTTAATGATGTAATTGTTGAATTAACATTATGAGAACTTGTAATAATATTATCAAAATAAGATGTTGAAAAAATATTACCTGAAGCACCAATAGAAAATGTATTAGTTGTTTCTGGAAGTATATTAACATTAAATTTTATATCCACATCATCACACGATAAAGATGTATGAGTTCCTCCTGAATCTTGAAAAGTAAATTTAATAGGTTTAACAGTTCCTGAACTAAAACTATGTAAATCTAAAAATGTGCCTATAGTGCCTAAATAACCATTAAATACATTATGAGCGTATAAAGTCAAATAAGAACCTAAAGAAGCATTATTATTATCTTTATCACCATTCAATACAAAATAAACAGAATCATTATTTTCATGAAAAATACTTTGACTGCTTAAAATTGTATCTGTTCCTGAAACTGAAATATATTGAGTTTTTGTTTCTAAATTCGTGATATCTGTATCTAAACTCGTATGATTTGATGTTTCTATATCTTGACTATATAATTTAGTGAAAAATTTAGATGAACTTCCTAACGCTCTTGTTGCATTTCCATCTGGTTCTATTTCGTGTGTTATAAACTTTGTATGTGCTTCTATATCAGTTCCTATTTCAAATTTTAATATATCTCCACTTGTTCCAGTTATAAATTTAAAATTATCATTATTAGAAGATGGAGTATAATAACTAATAAATTCTAAAGTATTATTATTAAAACCCATAGAAAACCTATCATTAGTCCCATCTTGAGAAAATTTAATAAAACAATTATCGTTTTCATCTGTATTATTTTGATCTGCCATCAATCTCAACACACAGTCGCCATTTCCTCCATTACCAGCACTTATTTCAAATAAATTCGTGGATAAAAAATAATCTCCACTTGATTGTGTTAAA